CGCACATCGTGCTGGCGCAGTTTGTTGCCAAGGTTGCCGGTGGTGCCGTTTGGGCTTGGATCATCAAGAAGATTTTGAAATGATGCTGAGAGATTACCAACAGCGCACCATCGACCAGCTCTATGCCTGGTTCGAGGCTGGCCATCACGGCAACCCATGCCTGGTGCTGCCGACTGGCTCAGGCAAGAGCCACATCGTCGCCGCGCTGTGCAAGGACGCCCTGCAGAACTGGCCTGAGACGCAGATTCTGATGCTGACCCATGTCAAGGAACTGATCGAGCAGAACGCAGAGAAGATGCGCCTGCATTGGCCAGGCGCTCCGATGGGCATCTACAGCGCCAGCATTGGCAAGAAGCAGCTCGGTGAGCCGATCACCTTTGCAGGCATTCAGTCGGTGCGCAGCAAGGCCAAGGAGCTGGGCCACGTTGACCTGGTGATCATTGACGAGTGCCATCTGGTAAACCACAAGGACGAGGGTGGATACCGCAAGCTGCTTGGCGAGCTGAAGGCCATCAACCCGAGCCTGCGGGTGGTGGGCCTGACGGCCACGCCTTACCGCCTGGGGCATGGCCTGATCACCGACAAGCCTGCGCTATTTGACGCCCTGATTGAGCCGGTGACCATCGAGGAGCTGATCTTCAAGGGTTACCTGGCCACTCTGCGCAGCAAGGTCACCAAGGCCAAGCTGGACACCACTGGCGTGCATAAGCGAGGCGGTGAGTTCATCGAGGCCGAGCTGCAGGCCGCAGTCGATACCGACGACAACAATCAGCGGGTGGTGCGCGAAGTGATTGATCTGGCCGGTGACCGCAAGGCCTGGCTGGTGTTTTGCACAGGCGTCAAGCACGCACAGCACGTAGCCGAAGTCCTACAACAGCAAGGCATTGCCGCCGACTGCGTGACGGGTGAAACGCCGAAGAAGGAACGCGAGAGAATGCTTGCCGACTTCAAGGCTGGCCGACTGCGTGCGCTGACCAATGCCAACGTGCTGACCACCGGCTTTGACTACCCTGACATCGACCTGATTTCCATGCTGCGCCCGACCATGAGCGCCAGCCTGTACGTCCAGATGGCAGGCCGAGGCATGCGGGTTAAGAGCCACACAGACCACTGCTTGGTGCTGGACTTTGCTGGCGTGGTGGCCACGCACGGGCCGATCACGGCTGTGCAGCCGCCCAAGAAGGCAGGAGACGGCAATGGCGAGGCACCAGTCAAGGTCTGCGACAACTGTGGCGAGCTGTGTGCCATCTCGGTGGCCAACTGCCCTGCCTGCGGCCATGCATTCCCTGAGCCTGAGCGCAAGATGCTGGAGCTGCGCAACGATGACATCATGGGCCTCGAAGGCAAAGACCTTGAGGTGACGAGCTGGAACTGGCGCAGGCACATAAGCAAGGCCAGCGGCAAGGAGATGCTGTCCTGCACATACTATGGCAGCCTGTCCGACAGGCCGATCACCGAGTACCTGCCTGTGCTGCACGACGGGTATGCAGGCGACAAGGCCATGCGCCAACTGATGACGATGGCCACCTCCTCCGGTGCGAATCTGGCCCAGGCTACGCACATGGACGGAAGCGAAGGGCTGGAGTACCTGGCCGTGCAGATGAGCAACAGCCAGCCGCCCAGCAGCATTGAGTACAAGATGGACGGGAAGTTTCACCGTGTTTTGAAAAGGAGTTGGGCATGACCACCAGACCAGCAGAGCCACAGTTCCTGCTTGACTACCGCCAGTGGGTGAAGTCAGGACCGCCGAAGTGCTGTTTTACTTGTGACGAGTACGACGAAGCAGGCCATTGCCGCAAATTTGAAATGCGACCACCAGATGAGTTTGCAGCGTCTGTGGATGCTTGCGATCAATGGATCATGATGATCCCATTTTGACGGAGGAAGCCGTGAAGAAAGAAATACCAGTTGAGCATCTCAAAAATTGCGTCAGTTATGACGCCGAGACTGGACAGCTACAGTGGAAAGAAAGGCCGCGCGAGCATTTCAAGACAGACAGAGGCTACAAGCAAACCAATGCAAGGCAGATCGGAAAGCCTGCATTCTCATGCCCTCATAGTTGCGGGTATTTGCATGGCGCAATTGACGGAACAAAGCTGTTTGCACATCGAGTCGCTTGGGCAATTTATTACGGGAACTGGCCTGATGGCGAGATCGATCACATCAATCACGACAAAACGGACAACAGGATAGCCAATCTGCGCGTTGCCGACAGACTGACAAACGGAAAAAACTTGTCCAGGAAGTCCAACAACAAGACTGGCGTCAATGGCGTCTACATCCACAGCAAGACGCAGCGCTTTATTGCGCAGATTCGCGTCAATCACAAGGTGCACCACCTTGGCAGCTTTGCCACCATAAATGATGCAGTGACCGCGAGAAGAAAGGCAGAGGAACAGCATGGCTTCCACAAAAACCACGGCATCTGAGATAGTGCCATCTGAAGACCAAGAGCAGATGATGCTGGTGCAATGGTTCAGAAGAACATACCCTGACGTTCGGATTTTTTCTGTGCCAAATGGGGGCCATCGCCATCCAGCCGTGGCCGCCAAACTGAAAGCGACTGGCGTGGCCTCCGGCGTGCCGGACCTGTTCATCCCTGCCTGGAGGCTGTGGGTGGAGATGAAGCGCACCAAAGGCGGCAGCCTGAGTGCCGAGCAAAAAGACTGGATCGCATATCTGGAAAGTGTGGGATTCTGTTGTATAGTGGGAAAAGGTGCTGACGATGCCAAGAGGCAGATCAGTGCCTTTTTCAACCAACGCAAGGACACACTATGAGCACTCGCATTTACGTGGTCACGGACACCGAGACCAACAAGCACCGCCTGATTCGCGCAGCCAACCAGGCCCAGGCCATCAAGTACGCCGCCTCGACCCGGTTCGATATCGAGGTGGCTGGCCAGGACGATCTGGTGAGCCTGCTGACGCACGGCATTCCTGTGGAGCTGGCCACCGCCCAGGCCATTGCAGACATGTTCGAGGATGTGGTCACCAATGCCGGAGGCACCGACTGATGGCCACCGAGAAGACAAAGGACCGCTACATGACGATCCGCATCCCTGCTGATGTGGAGCTGGCTCTGCGCCGCCAGGCCGAGCAAGACACCAGGACGCTGGCCGCCCAGGTGCTGCACTACATCAAGCAGGGGCTGGCAGACGAAGGCAAGAAGGTGGCCGCATGAAGTGCCCTGTCTGCAAGGCCTGGGTGCTTGTCAAGGAAAGCCGTCCACGACCTGACAACACCATGTATCGGCGCTTGGAGTGCGCCAATGGCCACCGCTTCGTGACCGAGGAGCGGGTTGTCAGAGTCATCGCTGCGAAAAAGGCAAAAGACTAGGGTTTGTCCCTAGTTGCATAGATTGTGGGAAATCGTGGTAAGATGCAGTCATCGCAACCAACCAGCAAGGAGCTGAACGTGAAAGCTGCATACGAAATCCACAACCCAAGTTTCAACGACATGACCCTTGATGAGCAGATCGAGGTTGGCATCAATGACTGGTGCGCAGAAGGCCGTGATGGCCATCCATATTTTGGCCGGTCGAAAGAACAAGCTGAGTCCATCCGTGCGCAGTACGAAGGCGCTTGATCAACCCTGCGCCCTTCGGGGCGCTTCATCAACCAGCAAGGAGACCACCATGCAAGCCACACAACCTCAGCAACCCTCTTGGCTGGCCCAACGGTCCAGTCTGCTCAACCCGAACTGGCGCTATGTGCCAGCAGCTTCGACCAACATCATGGAGCGCTTTCGCGCAATGGGCTGGGTGCCACCTTCGGAGGCCAAGAAATGAAGAAGATTCTCAACCTGGCGCTGGCCAGCTTGATCGGCATTGCCCTGGCCCTCCTGATCATGGAGTGGATGGTCGGCTGCGGTGAGACCTACATCGACTCCAAAGGCGTCAGCCACAAATATGCCTGCCTGTTTCTGGGCCTGGACAAATGAGCGGCTCACCTTCCAAGGTCGCCAAGTGCAAGCCAGTCAGGCTGGCCGCTGAGACGCTGCCGCCAAGCCCTGCACCTGGATACCTCAGAAGGATGGCCACCGCCATGCTGGTGGTGCTTGGAGTGACATTTGTCATCTGCCTGTGGATCGTCCTGATCGCTGCGTCTGCCGCCTTGGCACCAGAAAGGCGCATCATCGACTGCAGCATGGCATCGTTCCACCCAGACTTTACGCCAGCTATGCGCGAGGCGTGCCGCACGCGCAAGCCCATGTAGCAGGTCTCAGGCAGTCATGCTGGCTGCCTTGGCCTTCACATCAGCGACGCGCCTGCCCCAGCCCTTGCCAAAGTCTGTCCAAGTCGGCAAGTTAACAAGAAAAGCAAGCCTGCGCTTGGAGTAGTCATCGACGAGCTGCTGCGCATCGAGGGCCGCCACAGCCGCCAAAGTCTTCGGGCCTATGCCACCATCCTGCTCGACGCCAACGCACGCCTGGAGCCACTTTGCAGCCCTTCCTGGGCCGCTGTTGATGGCGGCATCGAACACAGCATAGTCCACGCCGGACGGCAGGTCGTCGCCACGCACCTTGTCCCAGTATTTGGCCTTGTACAGAGGTGCCACATCGGCAGGCGTGAGCGCACGCATCGTCTTCTCGTCCACCTCATGGCCGCAATGCTCCTCCCAGACCTTCTTGGTGCAGCCGAGGTTCGTCATGCCGCCAGGGTCTTTGGGGTGATTTACAAAGCCGCCCTCGTGGTGCAGCACGGCAGCCAGCGCAGCGTCAAAATTCTGTTTCATGGTGTCCTCACTTGGTTGCTTTGGAGAGCAGATCGGTCTTGGCCTGCGAGCCAGCCGAGCTGCCGAAGTAGTAGGCAATGATCCCTGTCCAGGCGGTGCCCAGGCTGCCGAGCATCATCAGGATGGCCGGATTGTTGCTGTCGATCTGGTTGAAGAACATCATAATCATGATTCCGAAGAAGCCCAGCGTGACAGCGCCAGCCAGTATGGGCGGCATCATCGAGCGAGTGGTGGCCTGCATCTCCCTGGCGCTCTTGCGGTCCTCGACCGCCAATTTCTCGAAGTTCAGGCCCAGCTCCTGCGCCTGCTTTGCCAGCTCGATCTCGGCCAGCTTGACCTGAGCGATCTGATCTGCGGTCAGCTTGTTGCTGGCAATCAGGTCGCCGACCTCCTTCTCATCGACGCCAATGGCCTTGGAGACAGCCGAGACGGCCATGCCTGCCAGTGGTCCACCGAGCGCGGTGGCAATCGTTGGTGCAATCTGCTTGAGCCAGTCCATATCAGCTTCCTCTCTTGGTCAACATTGCGCTGGCAATCTCCAGCATGAATCGAGTCTGCTCCAGGTTTGCTGGCTGCGCTGCCCAGCCAACCGTGATCTGTCCAACGAAGCGATGCGAGTCTGGTGGGACGCTCACACGGCAGGTGTACGCAACACCCTTCTCAAGATACCAAAGTCCGACCTCAGACTGTGCATAGCGGTACTCGCCGCAGGGTATTTCATTGGTCATCAGCTTGACCACATCGGAATTGTTCGACGAGTTGTGCGTGAACAGGCCGACGTCAATGTTCTCAATGGTCTTGTCGCGTCCGTCCTTGGTGTAGGCCTTGTAGAGTGTCCTGGAGTTGAACAGCGGATTGACCTTGAAGATCGCCACCACCGTCGCACCAGTCTGCTTGAACAGCATCGTTGCCGCATCATCGGCTCGGTCTGTCCGTATCTCCGGCAGCTTCTGCGACTCCTTGTAGGCGTCGCGGATGAACTCCTGGCTCTCGTACAGGGCAAAACCAGCAAAGGCGATCACCGCCATCAGGATGACTGCGAACAGCTTGAAAGGGCTGTCCACGTACCCCAGAATCTTGTCCAGGGTGGTGTTGGCGTTGAGCTTCTCGGTCATACATGCCGCTGCATCGCATCCACCACGAAGTAGAAGGTCAGGCCCAGGACGAACACCGTGGTCAGGACAGCGATGCCAATCAAAAACATTTCGTCGATCTCGGCCTGCCTGCGCTGCTGGGCCTCTTTGCGTCTGCGCTCTGCCTTGGCGGCATCGGCCTCCATCTGCTTTGCCCTGGCCGTGATGCGCATCCAGACGTCCATCTTGTTGGACTGAAAGAAGAGCATCTTGACCTGCTCTTCAAATTCCCTGGCCTGCTCCAGAGCAAGTTCCAGCTCCAACGCCTTGCCAAGCGCAGAGCCTTTGAAGCCGCCAGTCTTGGCCTTTTCGACGACCTCGATGGCCTGGGCCTTGGCGTCAAAGTATTGCCCAAGCACCGGTCCCAAAGACTGGACATCCTGAACGGTCTTGACAGCCTTTTTGACGAGGTTTACCGCTGAAGATACCGCAGCAAGGGCGGTGATAGGGTCAATCACTTTGTCATCCAGATCGCCGCAAAAATTGTTCCTGCCATCGACACCAGCATGATGCCAGCGGTCTTGATCATGATGCCCTCAATGCGCTTGAGCCGCGCATTGATCTGATCATAGCGAATGGCGCAGACCTCCTCATGCGTGGTCAGTCGTGCGTCTGTTGCGTCAATCGTGGACATTACAACCCCTGGCCTGGCGTGATGTAGACCGTGGCTGCTGCGCTGGACAGGCCGCTGAAGAACGTGGTCTGATTGAAGCGCAGAATCTCCACGGCACCGGCCACCAGCACGATGGCTGCTGATGGCGTTCCAGCCACAGGTGCCACAGCATTTGCAGCGGCCTCTGCAGCGGTGCTGCCAGTGCCCAAGAACACCGTGGTGTTGCCTGCATTGATGAATCGAAACTGGCCTGCGTTCTGCGGGTCGAACTTCTCATAGACAGGCGCTTGGATGCCAGTAGGAGCTGATGTCGTGGCTGCGACGACTACGGTCTTGCCAAAGGGTGCAAATGCGATTTGTGAATTGCCAGCCATGTCAGACTCCTTGTGCAGCAGTGGCTGCTTTGTACGCTGCGATCACGCCAGCGGTGTGGGTGGCAGCGCAGATGGCCTGCACGCGAGCATCCTCGCCAGCGTAATCGTCGCCTGGGGCAACGACATGCCGATGGAAGGTGCCGCTGATCTGCTTGCCATCTTCGATGATGGCGGTCTTGGTGCGTACTTGGACGCAGCCGTTTTCAATCACTTCGATGCGGTCAACAACGATTACTTTTTCGAGAGCCATTTTGATAATCCAATCAAAATCAAATTCCGGTGTTCCGCACCGGCACGGCTTTAACCAATGAAATTAACCGTGACAGAGTGTGAAGCGCCAAGCCTGTTTTTCACATTCAGTTTGCCGCCCGTGTACCACATATTAAATCGCCCATCTACATCAGGATTAGTTCCTCCTGTTGAGACTTCAAAAAGGCTACCTCCTGGGGCTGCGATTGAATAAATTGCGTTGCCACCAGTCGCAAACACTGCTTGTGTTGTGTAGTCAAAATCGACACTGACGATGAACAACCCCCGCCCTGTATTGAAAAAACGAGGCGCAAATTCATACGTGCCATCGTCAACAATAAAAGTGCTTTGAACTGAAGTTGCACCACCAATAGCCCCAGAAGGATCAGCCAAAGCGCCGCCATTCAACATTGGTGCTTGATTCAGACTTGCACCAACAGAATATACGTTCAAGAATCCTTGGTTTAAAGCACCACTTACTTGACCGTTATAACTTGTTGGTGTTCCAGTTGTAGTCGTTATGAATGGTTTGGCGTTTGCAGGAGTGCTAACACCATCAATATTCATTACGCTGGTGGAAACAATGTCAAAATTATTGTTTGTGTTGTTTGTGCCAACAGCCGAATAATTTAATTTTGGAACAACAACATTGTCCAACCTAAGTATTCCGTAGGAACTTGCCCCAAAGCCGACAGTTGTAATCCAATCAACAGGGTTGTTGTTCACAGAAACATTGCTGACCAATATCAATGGTTTTGATGGAATACCAATACTAGTATTGCCAATAGTTGCGCTGACAATAATGTCTATCTTGTTTGTCCCGGTAGTTACACCAGCGCTGATTGAGTTAAAAACCTGAATTCCATCAACCATGCAGCTGCCAGTGTCTTCACCGTAATCAGCGCCTTGAAAAAAGCTAACAATCGACAAACCAGTTTGAATAGGAGATTTACTCCCTCCATCATAGCCCCGATAGAAAAATTGGCAGTTAGATACTGAGCCAACACCATACTGAAAGTTGATCTCGGTACTGCCGCCAAAATTTGTGTAGTCACTATCACGAATAATTGTTTCGTCTCGCACCGATCCAACAGCTTGGATTTTTAGCGCTCTGCCTCGGCAATTTCGAAAGATATTACCAAAAGATGTTAGTGTTGCGTCTACGTATTGGCCGGATAGCGTTGTTGGGTCAGGCCCAAAAAATCTAAACGCATCGTTGTCTACGTTAAATGCTGACCCTACTAAATCATCACTATAAATAGCTGCATATTGGTTCCCAAAATGCAAACATTCACGAATGTATTTAGCTGTGTCGTACGGTGCAACCGTGATGCCAGAAGTTCCATTAGAGCCTGGGTTTCCAGTCCCTGCTGCTCTGGTGATAAGTCTAACCCGATTGCTTTGGATAGTAACAAGCTGGAAAGAACCTGCAATATAAACAGCGTTATTCCAAATACTAGCTACATTCATCCTAAAGCGAATGAATAGGTTGTTAGAGATTGTGCAGTTTGGTAGTGTGTTGCTTGACGGTGTGGCTGAGTTGTAAACACGAATACCACCTGCAATCTGATCATTTCCGTCAAACGATAGCCCATCAACTGTCAATGAGTTGTTGCCTGTCTCAATATCAATTAGCCGATTGATGTTGTTGTTTGCGCCCGTGTAAATAAATGTCCCGTGACCGTAAAATGTCACATCAGTAGTGATGGTTGCGGAAACATTGGACGCAAGCGCATAAGTTCCTGCGGGAACAAAAACTTGTTGCGCCCCTGACTGTAATGCGGCCAAAAGTGCGGCACTGCAATCTGTTGATCCATTACCTACAGCGCCATAGTCCAAAATATTGGCTGGCGCTCCAGTTATCATCGAATAAGAAACTTTTGTAAGCGACATCTTATTCCTTAAACAAAATAAGTAACTGTAAAATTAATGCCAGCGCAAGCAGTTATTGCAGAAGAAAGATAAATTGTTGTTGAAAATGCAATGAGCGTGCTTCCTTGGTTCACGTTTGCTATACCTACGCTTCCTGCAGATGCAGGTGGTGCTATGTTAGATACCGTAAACGGTAAATTTGTGCAAATTGTTCCACCAGATGCACCAGCAATAGACGTTGCCCCAGAAACGGAGCCATTTATTGTCACTTGTCTACCAACTTTTGTGTAAGTTCCAGACGAGCTAAAAGCGCCAACAACTGTAAGACCCGGACCTTGGTTTGGTGTCCAAGTTCCTTCTTCGTAGTCGTTCAGCAACTCACTGGTCATGCCACCTGGGTTTGGATTGATAGAAAAGTCAATTCCTTTTCCTGCAGTTCCAATGACGAGGTTTCCGGCGACGATGGTTTGATCGCCTGTGCGTGTTGATGGAAATCCAACTGTTTTGAGCATTGCTTTCTCCTTAGAACAGGAATTCGATGACGGATGTGACCGGAGGCGCTTGAGAGAACGTCACGTTCCCACCGGACACCGTGTAGGTGTTCTGGTTCTGGTAGACGCCATTGATGTAAATTGCAAACGGTGTGGATGACACCGGAAAGATGGTCTGAGATCCATTGCCAGTTGCATTGGTGGCCACAGAGCCAGAATCAAGATTCCCGTTCAGCGAGCTGTAGACCAGGCTGCCTTTGCTGTCTTGCACCAAGATGCTGTAGTCGCTGCCAGCGTAGAAGCGTGCTGGCGTGCCCTGGTAGACCGGATAACCGTTAAGCGTTCTGATCGGCTGCGGTGCTGCAATGGTCAGAGCCGAGTCCCAATAGACGCTGATCGGGTTGGTCTGCGGATTCAGGTTGACCGTGCCAACCCAGATGTACCCGTTCTCGAGCGGCAGGCCGTCAGCGCCAGCGAATGCTGGGTACGGTGGTTGAATCGAGAGTGCGCTCATTGTTGGTTCTCCTGGTCGAATTGTCTATCAAGGCTGCACGGGTGGCAATGCGTTGAGGGCTTCATTGATTTTGGCCTTGGTGCGGCCTTCTTTCCTCATCTTGACGATCTGACGCAGACCTGTTGCCACCGGCAATGGAAGGCCTGTAAGAGCACCTGTAGCACCTGCCTCGGCAATGGCGGCCATGAGCGTTCCAGCAGTGCCTGAAGTGTTCACCAGAGTGCCAGGCGGCACCGTGGTGACGTAACGAACCACATCGTCAAGGTCTCGCACGATCTGGGCATTTTGCTTGCCCAGCATGACATCAAGACGCCCATTTGCATCGAGCGCCTTCACGGTCTGGTGCAGCTTGGCTGGAGAGATCAATGGCCTATCCTGCGAGTCCATGCCCATGCCCTTGGTGGCCTCATCGCGCAAGTGGCGCACGGTGGCACCTTGCAGCTCTTTCCAGGCCTGCTGGCCGTCTTGGCCACTTGTGAGCAGGACGCGCTTGAGAAACGTGATTTCGTCAGGAGATGAGTTCAAGATAGACCTGCGGAAAACCTGATCCGAGGCAACCTGTGGGTCTTCCATGTTTTTGCGGTTCTTGATGAGAC